ACAGAAAGTGGAAATTAAACTAGAGAGCTATGAAGTCGAAGACGCACTAAAAGAATATATAAAAAATAAATATGATATAGATGTTGAAATGTTTAGCGACTATGGACAAACATTATGGTTGGAAACTAATGAGCGTATCTGGGTTTATGAAAAACATAAGAACGGAAAAGTAAAGACTCATCCAGAACATGGACATAAAATAGTAGACTATGATAAATCTACTTGGAACAGAAAATTTGAAAGTATAGATGAGATGTCTAATATAACTTTTGATGTTGAACCAATAAATAAGGAGATAGAAAATGACGAGGTGACTGATGATGAATGATTTTATTTATGTAGAAGGATTATCTTATTGGGCTAGACTTCACATACCTGATATTACATTTGAACCTTACTATCAAATAAGTTTAAAATTATCAAAAAAGTTAGTTAAAGATTTTAAAAAACTTGGATTTAAAGTTAATAAAAACTCTCAAATTGTAATTAAAAAGAAAGCACTTATACATACAAAACCTCCTTTAGTTTTTGATGAAAATGAAAAACAATTAGAATCTGTTCCTTTAATTGGAAACGGAAGTCAAGTTGTTGTTAGAGCCCAAGAATGGGAAGTAGTAAATCAATATGGTACTTTTAAAGGATTATATTTAGATGCTGTAATGATTAAAAGTTTAATACCGATTGAATCAAAAGAAAGATTTTGGAGAATAACTAATGAATGAAATAGAAAAGATAGATTACATCTACGGAGCAATTAAAGGAACGCTATGGGCTATTGAGAATGATGTAAACGAAATGCCAATAGCAGAACTTGAGAACTCTATAGAATTACTTAAAGACTTGAGAGAACCTCTATTCCAGGAATTGAAAAGAGATATCGAAGGTTGGGATAGTATGGCCGAAGCTGTAAAGAAACGAAATTAATTTTAACTACAAGAGGAAACGATAATGAAAAAGAAAAGAACTAATAGATATGTAATGACTGTTCATAAAGGAGATACGTTACAGGAATATAAACTTGAAGGAGTTAGGAACGCTGTTAAGTTTATTAATAAATATCTTAGCAAGAAACTTTATGTAAAACTGCATGGGAGATTTGGAGAAAAGAATCCTCATCTACATAAATACACAAGCTCTAATGGACATATAAACTGGCGCGAATGTAGACTCGAAGATGCAGTTAGATATGATGTATATATTTATGAGAGATAAAGACAATCTAATAAAAGCTTTACCTTTATGTATTTGGTTAGTCTTGGTTTTAGGAATTGTAATATGGGGGATTTGACATCCCTCTATTACTTCTTTAAAATCCCTATAGAGATCTGGAGAATATAATTGAACGCAAAGAAAATTAAAGCATTAAGAAAGAGAATAAAGCCATTACAAGTAGAATGGCTAAAGACTCTGTTAAACGAAGAAGAGGCAGCACAGGTCTCTATAGACAATATAGATCAGTTAGCACCTACTCAGGATTACTATATGGCTAATCGAACTATGTATCTATCTTTCATGACTCCCAAATGGATTATGAAATACTTAAAAAAGTATCCTCATATAACTTCTTTTGCTGAACTAAGTCAGCACTATGAAGATTGGAGAGTAAAAAATAAAGGGAAGTTAAACTGGAACATTTAACAAAGGAGGTAGTATGAGAAATCATTTTTTGTCAGTAATGGTAACACTTATAATTGTAGGGTTTGGAGCAAATCTTTTTAGCAATCACATTCTAAATAGACTTGATAGTAACGAAACAGCTATCCGTTATTCTAATGCAATGTTGAACGATATAGAAAAATCCTTACAGGAAATCAAAGCTAGAACAGCGCAAGCAATCTCAAGTAATGAACTACGGAACGCTTATATATCAATAGAAGATAACAAAAGATTTATTGAGTATGAAGTTAAGATGTCTAAGAAAAGTGTTCAAGCATTTGTTACTCAATTAAATATTGATATGGAACGATTGAACGAGATAGTAAATCAAGGGCAAACAAACGATCAATCTTTACAGGAGCAAGTAAGTTATATCTTACAAGAGCTAGAAATAATTCAAGACTCTTTAGTAAAAGATGTTATCGAAGAACCTGTACTTGTACCTGAATCATTAGAAGATATTAGAGGTAACTCAACTACTATAGAATCCTACAGAGAAGAGAGCTGTGCTTTTGAGTTAAAGTCAGGCTCACAAAATAAAACTAAAGTTATACAGAAAGCAGTAGATAAAACTAAACGCAGAGGCGCATACAATCTTCTTGTTTTATTTAATGTAAACAAAGAAGGAACAGCAGAAGTCTTTAATGTCAATTCAAATAATGCTCCAACTAGATTAGAAAATGCTGTACATTCTTATGTATCTAAGTTAAAATTTGTACCTAAAGATGTATTACAAACTGATTGTGAAATGTCTTTCAATTTAAATGTAACATAAACGAGGTAAAAAAAATGGCAGATAATAATTTTAATCCTGCAAGTGGTGTTGGCGAAGTTACAGGTCGCGCCTATTACGCAAGTGTAACAACACCTAATACTACTTTTGATCACAAGTGGGAAGTTAATCTTGTATTAGATGATGAAACTCTAGATGACTTTGAACAGCGTGGACATCCTGTAAAAGAAAAAGATTACGGAAGATTTGTAAACTTTAAAAGGAACGTAGATAAGAAAGGCGGTGGACAAAACCCACGACCTGTACTTATCAACGAAGATCGTCAGCGTGTAGATACACTACCTAAAATCGGTAATGGCTCTCTTGTCAAAGTACAATATGGTGAGTACGCTTGGGAGTATAGCGGTAAGTCTGGAAAAGGAAGAGACTTAAAAGCTATACAGCTATTAGAACTTAAAGAATACATCGAGCCAGATGGATCTGGTATGTATGATGAAGGTGATTTCTAATGGCAGAAGAAAACCAAGCCTCAATTACTATTGAAGGTGTAAAAATAAACGCTGATGAATTATCAGAAAATGCTAAACATCTTGTTGTTAGATTACAAAGTTTACAAAACGATAGAAATATTTTAGCGCAGCAAGTACAAGAAAAAGATATACTTATGTCTGCTTATCGTAATGAACTTATTCTAGATTATCAAAAAGATAAAACAGTTGAAAACAAAAAGGAGGAAGCTAACGAAGAAGAAGTGAAAGCAAACAAATAAACCGTTAATACTAGACACTCCATAGCTGTACTCCTTAGACTCTTGTTGTTATGGGGTGTCTAGACTTTCTTAAAATATTGGGGAACAAGAATGAATACAAGATCAGAAAGCAAATTTATAAAACACATACCATGTGATGCCTGCGGTAGCAAAGATAACAATAGTTTATATGATGATGGACACACCTATTGTTTTGGATGTAACAAAAGAACACCGCCTAAATTATTTGGTGAGCCTTCACCATCAGTAAGTACTTTACCTACAGATATAAATTCTTTTTTACAATCTTACAAAGGAGCATACAATGCTCTTGAAGATAGAAAGATTAGTCTTAAAACAGCTAAAACTTTTGGAGTTTTATCTAGCCCTAACAAACACGTTTACCCTTATTATAATAACAACGAAGTATCTGCTACTAAAACAAGAGAAGTAGATACAAAGAAGTTTTATTCAGGTGGTAACTTTGAAGGCACAGGTTTATTTGGAGAACAGTTATATCGAAACACAGGCGGTAAGTACTTAACTATTACCGAAGGCGAGTGTGATGCTATGGCCGTACATCAAATGTTTGGCGGTAAGTGGGCAGTAGTATCTCTTAAAAGAGGATGCGCCTCTGCTGTAAAAGATATTAGAGAAAGCATAGAGTTTGTAGAAGCTTATGAGAATGTAGTACTTGCATTTGATAACGATGATGCAGGACAAAAAGCAGCAAGACAAGTAGCCCGAATACTAAAACCAAACAAAACTAAAATTATGTCTTTTCCTATAGGCTTTAAAGATGCTAATGATATGCTCAAGCAAGGTAAGTTTGAAGAGTTTACCAAAGCCTGGTGGGAGGCTAAGACATACACACCATCAGGTATCCTAGAGTTATCTAGCAAAAAGAATGATTGGTTACAGCGTGAAGATAAAGAAAGTATTCCTTATCCATGGGAAGGCTTGAATAAAAAACTATATGGTATGCGCAAAGGAGAGTTAGTTACTCTTACTGGAGGTACAGGATTAGGTAAGTCTAGTGTGACTAGAGAACTAGAACATTGGCTTATCAAAAACACTACAGATAAAGTAGGTATTATTGCTCTAGAAGAGAACTGGCTTAGAACTGCAGACGGAATAGTATCTATCGAAGCTAACGATAGAATCTATTTATCTGAAAAAAGAGCTAAGTATTCTTCTCAAGAACTAGAACAAATGTTTGACAATGTTATTCAAGATGGTAGAGTATTTATACATGCACATCATGGAGCAACAAATATAGATGAAATCTTTTCTAAGCTACGCTACATAATAGTAGGATGTGAATGTGAATGGGTAGTAGTAGATCACCTACACATGCTAGTAAATGTAATGACAGAAGGCGATGAGAGAAGAGGTATAGATAACTTAATGAATCGGTTACGTTCTCTCGTAGAAGAAACAGGAGTAGGTATGATACTTGTTTCACATCTTAGAAGAGCAGCAGGTGAGAAAGGACACGAACAAGGTATCGAAGTATCCCTATCTCATTTAAAAGGATCACAAGGAATATCACAACTTTCTGATTGTGTAATTGCATTAGAAAGAAATCAACAGGCAGATGATCCAGAAGAAGCAAACACAACGAGGGTAAGAGTTTTAAAGTCTAGATACACAGGGGATACTGGACTTGCTTGTAGCCTACAATATAATTCTAATACAGGAAGACTATATGAAACAGACTCTGATTTCTCTCCCCAACAAGATAGCACATTACCGTTTTAAGAAGGTAATATTTGATATAGAAACAGAAGGTCTTGAAGGTAACGTAATACATTGTATCGTTGCTAAAGTTATTGGAGGGGGAACTTACTTGTTCCCTCCTGATAAACTTCAAGAAGGAGCAGATCTTATAGCTAGTGCCGATGTTCTTATTGGACACAATATTATAGGCTTTGATATCCCAGTTCTTAAAAAACATTTTGATCTTAACCTTACCAATCACATCGAAGATACTCTTGTTGTTTCTAGATTAGTTAATCCTGTTCTTACTGGTGGCCACAGTTTAGAAAACTGGGGATACATTCTTTATCCTAATGAAGCTGATAAAAGAAAAGCACAACAACCTGACAGTTGGGAAAACTATACTGAGGAAATGGGAAAGTACTGCATACAAGATGTAGAGTTAAATGCAGATGTCTATTATAAATTACTAGAACAAGTAGAAAACTTTAGCCAAGAATCTGTTGATCTTGAACATGCTGTTGCCAAGATAATGAAGGAGCAAGAGATAGATGGATTTATGTTAAACGAACAAAAAGCTACCATGCTTGCTGCTAAACTTAATTCTAAAATGGCAGAAATAGAAAAGAAAGTACATGAAACATTTAAACCTAAATGGGTAGATGACAAACTTGTTACACCTAAGTTAAGAAAAGATGGAACGATTTCTAAAGTAGGTTTAACTAATGAAGAGATGCGTAAATGTTTACGCTCTAATAATCTAGAACCTTTTATGAGGCAGAAGTGGGTAACATTTAATCTTGCTAGTCGTAAACAAATCGGTGAATATCTTATAGACTTTGGATGGAAACCTACCAAGTTTACACCTACCGGGCAACCTATTGTAGATGAAACTACATTAGAGAAAGTTAAAGACATACCAGAAGCTACGCTCATTGCAGAGTTTATGATGCTACAAAAAAGAGTAGCACAAGTATCTTCTTGGTTAGAGTTATCTAAAGACGGAAGAGTACATGGGTTTGTTATACCTAACGGAGCTATTACAGGGAGGATGACTCATCGAAGTCCAAACGTGGCCCAGACACCAAGTTCTAACAAACCTTATGGAAAAGAATGTAGAGAATGTTGGACAGTACCAGAAGGATACAAGCTTGTAGGAATAGATGCGTCTGGTCTTGAGCTTAGAGTACTGGCACACTATATGAAAAATGAGGAATACATAAATGAAATTGTCAACGGAGATATACACACAACAAATCAAAACCTTGCTGGACTTGGATCACGAAGTCAGGCAAAAACTTTCATCTACGCACTCATCTACGGAGCAGGAGATGCTAAAATTGGAAGCGTGGTTGGAGGAAACTCTAAAGCAGGTGCAGCACTTAGATCTAGTTTTATCCGCAATCTACCCTCGCTTGGAAATCTTACAACTTCTGTTGAGAGAGCGGCACAAACAAGAAAATACCTTAAAGCATTAGACGGCAGAGTAATACACATAAGAAAAGTTTACTCATCTTTAAATACTTTATTGCAAGGAGGAGGCGCAATCATTATGAAGACTGCACTTGTCTTGTTATATAATCAAATAAAAGAATTAAAGTTAAACGCAAAGTTTGTAGCAAACATTCACGATGAATGGCAGATAGAAGTAATCGAAAACCAGGCAGAGACAGTAGGAAAGCTAGGTGTAGAAGCAATTAGAAATACACAGAATGTTTTAAATCTTAATTGTCCTTTAGACGGAGAGTATAAGATAGGAGATAACTGGAGTGAAACACACTAATCAATTAGATCTTTTTGATAAAGAAATAAATCAAGAAGATTACGAAGAAGAGTTTAAAGTATGCTATGATTGTAATAAATCTTTACCTATTTCTTTTTTCCCTTATTCTTGTGCTGCAAAGAAATGGAGAAGAAGAGAATGTAAAACATGTAGAGGTGAATACAGTAATTACTTATCAAAGTTAAAAAGAACACACGCTCTTCCAGAAAAGCATAAATGTCCTATTTGTTTAGTAGGGGATGTAAACGAAGTAGGTAAAGAAGTAAAATGGAATTTAGATCACGACCATGTTACAGATAAATTTAGAGATTTTTTGTGCGAGTCGTGTAACAGAGGATTAGGAATGTTTAAAGATAATATAAGCTTATTAGAAAAAGCTATTAAGTATTTAAAGGAACATGATGAAACCGAAAGATAACTTTAGTAAATTTAAATCTGAATCAGGACATTGGTATACCCAAGAGGGTGAGCCTATGTATACAATTATAGGTGTAAACGGTAAAGAAAGAAATACAAACTTAAGAGATGCAAGAAACTTAGGATTAGTACCTTCTGTTACTACTATAATAGGCATGATAGCTAAACCTTCTTTAGAGAACTGGAAGATAGATCAAGCTTTAAAATCTGCTATTACTTTAAAACAATTAGAGAATGAAACCTTTAATGCTTTTCTTTATAGATGTAAGAACGATGCTAAGAGTATTGGTTTGAACGCAGCTAAAGAAGGTACAAAGATACATGCTATGATTGAGAAAGGATTTTTGGGAGGAACTAAATCTAAACCTTACAAGATAATTAAAAAATGGTTAGATGAAAACTATCCTGATGAAGAATGGATTGCAGAAGATTCTTTCTGTGCTAAAGAAGGATACGGAGGTAAGATAGATTTATATTCTAAATCAGGAATCTTTATAGACTTTAAAACTAAAAGCAATATCGAAGATAAAGATCCTTCTAAATTAGTATTTGATGATCATGGTATGCAACTCTCAGCTTATGCACAAGGATGTGAGGCTAAAGATCCTGAAAGAATATCTATATTTATTGATAGAGAAAATATAGAAACAATTAAATTTTTTATATGGGATAAAGAATCTCATTCTAAACATGCTGCTATGTTTAATAGTATTCTTTCATACTGGCAACTTGTTAAGAATCACGATTCAAGTATTAAGTAATGGCTAGAAGAAAACCAAGAAAAGCTAGACCAAAAGAAAAAGGAGTACCTAAAGGGTACGACAGTAAGTGGGAACATAGTCTACATAAAGGTGTATTAAAGAATTGGGATCATCATTCTGATTACATTGAATACATTATTAAAAGAAAGTACGAACCAGACTTTGTTAAAGATAAAATAATTATAGAAGCAAAAGGTAGATTCTGGGATCATGCAGAGTACAGTAAGTACATCTGGATTAGAGAGTCTTTACCTGATACAATGGAACTTGTCTTCCTTTTTCAGAAACCATTTTCTCCTATGCCAGGGGCTACTAAAAGAAAAGATGGTACTAAAAGAACACATGCTGAATGGGCAGAAGCAAATAATTTTAAGTGGTACTCAGAAGAAACTTTACCAGAGGGGTTTAAATAAATGGAATATAAATTCAACGAAGAAAATACAATAAAACAAATAAAAAGATATGTAGATAAAACATATGAGAAACACTACGCTAGTGGAAAATACCAAGCAACAGATATGATTATTGATGCAGGACATGGAGAAGGTTTTTGCATGGGTAATATTATAAAGTATGCTATGCG